GGTTTGACCGGTAGACTCAGTCAGCGTGAAGTAGAAGTTCGGATACTGGCTGGAGAGAGCTTCGCTATTGACCTCCAGATGATAGATCTGGTTGTCCACCGTTCCCAGGGTGATGCCGCTGGTCGTGGCTACATACTGGGTGGTGAAGGTATCCACCGACGCCTGGGTGGTGTAGAAGTAGTTGAATGCGATACCTTGTGTGCTGTTGGTGGTCAAATCCGAGGATTTGTACAGCGTCAGGATAGCCGCATCGGCGTGGGTGGAAAAGGTGAGAATGACATCGGCAAACTCGTATTTTTTCAGCGCCACCACGTCGGACGCCAGGTTCGAGGACCCGGTCGCATTGGTGCTGGGTGGAAGAATATTGACGATGCCGCACTGACCGTGAAGGCGATTGGCGTTGTATTCCATAGGGTAAACCTCCTGGGTTTTTTAAATCTCTACAATGCGCCTCTCTTTCTGAATTACGGATGATTACGACCGGGTGGCCAGCACAACAAAGGCCGAATAGGTGTTATTACCTTTCTTCGGTGTGATGGTGTTGTCATATTTGGGCTGACCGCCGTTTTCCAACTTAAAGCGGATGGCCACTTCGTCGTTCAGGAACCGGACGTGATCGGACCGGTCAATCCGCATCCCTTCTTTTTCCACCACCACGTACTGGCTCATATCGGCGAAAATCAGGTCGCCAGCCGTGCCAAGGGTTGGGCAGTTCTCGATGGGATACATCGGCTTGCCGTAGAGCATCCCGTTAGGAGCGGCAGGCAGTCCGGCGGGCGGCAGGAACACAGGGATTCCGGCGGTGCCCACAGGCAATGTCATCAAATGCAGTTCCGGTTCAAGATCCTGGTTATAGAACCAGACGGCATTGGCCCGCCATTTGCCCCAGAGACGGTTGTACATTTTGGCGATATTCTTAGGAACCAGAGAAGCAGCGGCCTGGTTCGCTTCCGCTGAAACCGTGATTAAACTGCCGGAGTTCATAAAGCCCATACAGGTGCCACCGCCACCGTTTCCAGTGTAGATTTCCTCATCCAGGGTCACGCCAAACTCTTCGGCAACAGCGTCTTTAGTCATTTTTTCAACCAGCGGTGCATCCCGAAGCATTTCGTGGGTGAAGTAGCAGAGTCCCATCATTGCGCTCGGGGTGACGGACCACAGGTTGAACTTGATTTTGGTCGGGTCAACCGTTCCAGCTTCAGCGGTACGGTAAACCGAGACACCGCCGAATCGTGCACCATCGGTCCGGTTTTGATCCCGGAGGACGGGAATCTCAATGGATTTGAACCCAGCGCCGAGAGGCAGCTTGGTGCATCGGGAGGACAAGTCCCCGGCATCCACGGACAGCTTCCAGATTTCATTAGCAAAACTGGTCTGAATCAGGTAGGAACCATCCTCCAGAATCCCGGTACCAACACCGGTAATCGCGGCATTGATTTCCAAGAGGCGGGGATCGACTGCACCACCTTTGATAGCTGTAGCGGCAGCCTGGATTTGTTCACCCAGGGAACCGAAGAGTTCCGGCGATTTTTTAACCGCATTCGGACGGGTTGCATTTTCAATGGCTTCAGCCTCTTCGGAAGGCAAGGCTTCCAGGTTGGCTTCCCAGTCGAGGCGATCCTCTTCCATTTGGATGGCTCTTTTCAGTTCGTCTCCGCGGAGGATAAACGCCTGCCACTCGGTATTCTGCGAATCGGTAAGTTTTCCGCCTTGAGCAGCCACTTGAGAGGCCATTTCATCCATTTTTTTCTTGATATCGTTCATTTCTGCGCGATATTTCGAAAGCTGTAACGAATTTCTCATCGTCAGTTTCCTTTCATTGATTATTAAAAATTCGCTCCAAGCGCCTCTCAAAGCCTGTCGCAGTGTCAAAAACTAGTACAAATTCAATAAATCTCGCTGAATCCGTCGCAAATCGTCGGATTCCGGTTTTGTTTCGGCGACCTCTGGCTCGACAGACTCAACGATCGGAACATCCTCTTCCGCTTGAATCATTTGGGCATTGCCGGAATCCACCCCGAGCCGTTTCATGGTATCCTCCATTGTCGCCACCCGGTCAGCCATCCCCGCTTTAACGGCATCCAGTGCCATCACCATCCGCCCCTCGCCGAATCCGTTCTTGACATCAGAGACTTTCACACCCCGACCTCGGGCAACAGCCTTGACAAAATCGTCATAATGCCGGTTCACTCGTTCCTGGAAGGCGGCTTCAGCCTCTTCATCCAGAGGCATATAGGGATTACCCTCGGTTTTATAACGGCCAGCTTTGATGAAAGTGGTATTCACCCCGGCCATTTTCATCCGCTCGGACATATCCTGATGCATCATAAACACCCCAATGGATCCCACATCCCCAGAGGGTGTCACAATGATTTCCTCCGCTTGGGATGCCAACCAATAGGCGGCACTGGCTGCCTGGCTGTTCACCACGGCATAAACCTTCTTTTTTCCTCGGGCATCAAAAATCTGATCCGCCAGTTCCGGCACCCCGGACACGGTTCCTCCAGGGCTATCTACATCCAGCACAATGGTGCCGACTGATGGGTCAGCCATCAAAGCGGCAAACTGTTTAGATAGTTTTTCGGCAGAGGCTCCGGTGGGCTCAGAGATATCAGACATCATGCTGGCCCGATGGGATATCACCCCAAGGATCGGCAACACGGCCACATTTCCTACTGCCTTCGCGGGTCGACCGGGACGGGCAGCTTGAACCATGGCTTCGATTTCCTCGGCACTGACATCCACCCCAGACGCTTTGGTCTGAAGAAACACGTCAATAGCTTGGAGTTTATCAGGGCGCATTGCCCAGGCGTTTGAATAGAAATACTGAAGGATGTGGGCGTATTTAAGCATCGTCATCATCTTCCGTTTCGTCGTCTTGTGGGATGTTTTGTGGCTCAACCTGCTTTTCCTTGAGCTTCAATTCCCGCTCTTTTTCCTCTTGGGTAACCATATTGAGCGGTTGCAGCGGTTCATCCAGCCCATCAATCGGGTTCAGATTCTCCCGTGCCCGGACTTCATTGCGGGTCATATACCCGTTCTGGATGCCACTTGCGTAAAACTCCCCGCGACTCCGGGCATCGGCGGACATCAGATCATTCAGGTTGAATTCTGCGAAATAGGTTTTCTTTTCCTCGTCATGCAAAAGATCCCGCCGAACCGCATGCTGGATTCGTCTCGTCCAGGGGCGAATGGTGTGAATGGCAAAATCCAGCGACTGGTGTTCAATGTTGTTAAAGGTGGCTTTTGACAGTTCCTGAATCATGTGAAGTGGAATCCGGTAGATCCGGGCAATATCCGACAGCTGAAATCGTCGGGATTCCAGTAACTGACTGTCTTCATTGGATAAATTAATCGGATTGAACTTCAACCCCTGATCCAGTACGGCAATCTTAAAGGCGTTGCGAGGTCCCTGATGATTCCGGTTCCAACTCTCAGCAATGGCCTTTCGATCTTCCGGTGAAATTCTTACACTTTCTGGCGCTTCAATAGAACCACCAGGCGTGGCACCGTTTCGGAAAAACGAGGCAGCAAACTTTTCCGTGGCTTCCGTGATGCTAATGGCGTCTGCATTGTACCGGATGGCAGACACCGGGGTAAACCCGTCCCGTCCGCAAAACATGGGGATCCGAAACAGATGTTCCTGAAGATAGGTTTTTTCCTGACCGGTAAATTCATCCTTGTATTTAAAACGGAGTTTTCGGATATCCAGTTTTTCAACGGTTATCCGTCCGGGCAGCAGAGGTTCCAGCGAAGCAATGCGGCCCCGCTTGAAATTTTTGACGGCATAGAAAGCCCCGTGAGTATTACAGTCTATTATGGCCCTTTCCCAGAACAGATAAGCATCCATCCAGTCGTTTGGCTGGTATTTCAGAAGGTCAAACAGGTCGTGCTCAGGAGCCAGTTCTTTGCCACCCGGAATCCGTTTATACATATCCAGCGGCAGGGAGGCGATCGAGTCCGAAAGAAGCCGGATACAGGCATACACAGCCGTAATTTTCATCGAATTGTCCGGGGACACGTTAAAACCCGAGTGATAATCCGATGGATCCGACGAATACCAGAAATCGTGTCCTGGGCCGTAGTTTTCGGCCTTAGGTTGAAACCATCCCGAAATCGCTTGAATCAATCCCATCTGGTTTCATACCTTTCACTAAATAAACTGTATCCCCTGCTCATAGCCGGAGAGATAAACGGTTTTCTGTTGAATCGCAATCCCGAGGGCCAT